GCTTTCGTGAGCTAACCCGTAACGATCTCGGACCAATTTGGTACTAATTGAGCCATCCATGCCCCGCAAATCCACCGCAAGCCTTAGCGTCATCCCCAGCGGACCCGCCGTACACCGGCTGTCTGCGCCCCCCTCCCTCACGGATTCCGAGGCTGATGTCTGGGACGCCGTGGTTTCGACAAAGCCGGCTGACTGGTTTCAGGCCGATAGCGCCCCGGTCCTTGAGGAATACTGCAAGGCGGTGGCTATGTGCCGGTTCCTGTCGTTCCAGATTGAGGCGGCCAAGACATCCTCCGGGGACGAGAAGGCGGATATGAAGACCTTTGAAACCCTGCTGCGGCTGAGGGATATGGAGTCCAAGCGTGTCCTGTCCGCTGGCACCAAGCTCCGGCTGACCCAGCAGGCCCGATACACCCCGCAGGCCAGCGCGACCGCTGACCGTAAGGCCGGAAAGGCGTTGCCGTGGCTGCAAAAAGAAATCTGACCCGAGGCGAGCGGAACTGCGCTTGGATCGAAGAACACTGTCGCGTCCCCGAGGGCGCGCTAGTCGGCCAGAACGTGAAGCTACGGCACTGGCAGCGAGACATCATCAAGGGGATTTATGACACGCCAACCCGCCGAGCCATCATCAGCTTTGGTCGAAAAAACGGTAAGACTGCGCTTTCCGCATTCCTTTTGCTCCTCCATCTGGTTGGGCCAGAAGCCCGTGCTAATTCGCAGCTTTATTCGGCAGCCCAATCCCGCGAACAGGCCTCCATCCTTTTCGCGCTTGCTGCAAAGGTTGTCAGACAAAGCCCGGACCTGAGCCAGTATGTGGTAGTTAGGGATACCGCAAAGCAACTTTTCTGCCAAGAGCTAGGCACGCTCTATAGGGCTCTTTCCGCTGAAGCCTCTACCGCCTATGGCCTTAGCCCAGCGTTTGCCGTACATGACGAACTAGGGCAGGTCAAAGGCCCACGTTCCGAGCTATACGAGGCAATCGAAACCGGCGCGGGTGCCCAAGAGGCCCCGCTCTCTATCGTCATCAGCACTCAGGCCCCTACAGACGCGGACCTACTATCGGTCCTGATTGACGATGCCTTGGCGGCCCACGACCCGGAAACAAAGGTCTGGATCTTCTCCGCTGACGAATCCCTTGACCCGTTCTCGGATGAGGCCATCATTGCCGCTAACCCTGCTTTCGGGGACTTCCAGAACCCGAAGGAGGTCCGGGCGCAGGCCGAAACCGCCAAGCGGATGCCGTCTGCGGAGGCCGGTTACCGGAACCTGATCCTTAACCAGCGCGTCAACCTATCGAACCCCTTGCTCTCTAGGACGGCTTGGGAATCCTGTGGGGGAGTTCCTAGCCCCTTGGAGGGCAAGGTTTATCTAGGTCTTGACCTGTCGGCTATACACGACCTGACGGCCCTGTCTGCGGTCTGCGAAGCCCCGGACGGGTCTATCTCTGTGCATACCGACTTCTTCACCCCAGCCAACGGGTTGCGGGATCGCGCCCATCGGGATCGGGAACCCTACGACGTATGGGAGAAGGATGGGCTTATCCATGCCGTTCCGGGGTCGGCTATCGACCTAGACTGGGTGGTGGAGTGGGCGCGGGACAACTACGGGGACCGGGATATTGCCGGAATCTGGTATGACCGCTGGCGGTTCGATGTGTTCCAAGCCTCGCTAAAGCGGGCCAACTGGTTCCCGCCCGTGTTCCCGTTCGGACAGGGGTTCAAGGATATGACCCCAGCGGTTCAGCGGTTGGAAACCCTGGTGGCCGAGGGCCGTCTACGGCACGGCATGAACCCGGTCCTGACCATGTGTGCCCGGAACGCGGTCGCCGTTCGGGATCCCGCTGGCGGCATCAAGTTGGACAAGTCCAAAGCCACCGGACGCATTGACGGGCTGGTCGCCCTGTCCATGGCGCTGGGTGGTATGGCCCTGGGCGACACCCGAGAGGAACCCAAGAAATACCAGCTAATGTTCTTCTGACCCCTATATCTAGTGGAACGCTTGAAACTTGCCTAAGTTCGGCTATCATGCGGTTAAATCGCGGGAGATAGGCATGGAAAACCGGGCGTATTCGCTTCTCCAGGTTAAGTCATTTGACGAAGAAAAGCGGACCATTACCGGTATCGCCACCACCCCGTCCACGGACCGCGTTGGGGACATCGTTGAGCCGCTAGGGGTAAAGTTCAAGAACCCCATGCCCCTGCTGTGGCAGCATCGCGCCGATTCCCCGGTGGGCAAGGTCAAGTTCGACAAGCCCACCGCTAAGGGCATCACCTTCACCGCTGAGATTGCCCAGACCGACGAGCCCGGAACCCTGAAGGACCGGCTTGATGAGGCGTGGCAGTCCGTGAAGCTGGGCCTTGTCTCGGCTGTGTCCATCGGCTTCCGAGCCCTGAAATATGACGTGATGAGCGAAGGTGGGCTGAGGTTTAAGGAAACCGAGGTCTATGAGTTATCGCTGGTCACCATCCCTGCCAACTCGCAGGCGATCATTTCCGCAGTCAAGAATCTAGACGTTGGCGCGTCCGCCGATAACGTCCGTACCCCTCCGGCGTCCCGGAAAGTGCATTCCGTCAAAATCCTTCCGAGGACACGTAAATGAGCAAGAAGACCCGTTCTGAGGTTATCGAAGACCTCCGCAGCACGATCCAGACCAAGACCGCTCGCATGAGCGACATCATGAACACCGCTTCGGACGAAGGCCGTACCACCACCGAGGAAGAGTCGGAGGAGTACGACAACCTGGAAGCCGAAACCAAGGCCCTGCGCGCTGACCTTGGCCGTCAGGAGAAGCTGCTCCCGATGGACATCGAAACCGCCAAGCCGGCAGTTGAAGGCCGTGGTCCGCCGCGTGAAGGCGTCACCGTCAAGACTGTCGAGAAGCTGGAACCCGGCATCGCGCTGGCCCGTTACGGCATGTGCCTTGCCAAGGCCAAGGGTAACCATCAGGTGGCCTTCAATCTGGCCCAGCAGCACTATCCCAACACGGAAAACGTGGTCAAGCTGCTTAAGGCCCAGTCGGAAGGCTGCGACATCGGCGCGATGATGCACCAGAAGGCCATGAACCCGGAAATGTTCGCGAAGGCGACCGTTGCCGCTGGTGACACCATTAACGCCACGTGGGCCGCGCCGCTGGTCTACGCGAACACGTTTGCCGGTGACTTCATCGAATTCCTCCGCCCGCGCACGCTGATCGGTCAGGCGAACTTCCGCCGCGTCCCGTTCAACGTCCGCATTGCCGGCCAGACCTCGGGCGGCACGGCTAACTGGGTCGGCCAGGGCAAGGCCAAGCCGGTGACCAAGTTCGATTACAACGCCGTCACCATCCCGTTCACCAAGGTGGCCGCGATTTCGGTGCTGACGCAGGAACTGGTCCGTTTCTCGGATCCGTCTGCTGAAGCGCTGGTCCGTGACTCGCTGGCCGATACGGTCATTGAGCGCATTGACTCGGACCTGTTTGACCCGGACAAGGCAGCGGTTGCCAACGTTTCGCCGGCTGGCCTGCTGAACGGCATTGCGCCGGTCGCTCCCCCGAGCGGTACGGACCCGGATGACATCCGCTGCGCCCTGCTTCGCCTGTGGGCTCCGTGGGATAACACCAACCTGGGTGCCCGTCCGGCTTACTACACCACTCCGGCTGTCGCCCGTTACCTCGCCTTCGCTCGCGATGCGCTGGGCAACACGGCGTTCCCCGGCGTGACCCCGTTCGGCGGTTCGCTGGACGGCATCCCGTTGCGTGTATCGAACTACCTTGCCAACAACGGTGGTTCGGGCGGTGCGCCGTTCATCCTGGTGGATGAGTCGGAAGTCTATCTGGCCGATGACGGTAACGTCACGCTGGACGCTTCGGAGCAGGCATCCATCGAAATGAGCGACACCCCGGCCGGCTCGTCCAACCCGACCGTTGCGGCCTCGTCCGTTAACTTCGTTTCAATGTGGCAGACCAACTCCATCGCGCTGCGTGCCGAGCGCTTCATCTGGTGGGGCCTGCGCCGTACCGGTGCCATCCAGTGGATCGATGGTTTCCCGTCCGCGTGCTAAGCAGTTGAGACAAGGAAGGGGCTTCGGCCCCTTCCTCTCAGGGAGAGTGGAATGAAGATTAGCCCGATTAAGAATCGGTCCAAGGTCATCACGGTGCATGACTCCGTGGGCGCTGCACTCATCAAGAGCGGCAAGTTCGTTGAGGCTGGGAAGTATGAAACCAAGGTGGTTGAGCCAGAGCCGGTAGCGGTTGAGCCAGAAGTCGAGATTTCCCCGCGCACGGGCCAGCCAAAG